GTTGCAAGTCCTCCTAATGAACTTAAATTAATACAATCAACATCTGCGATTGTATGGACTCCAACAGATTTAGTTGTTGCACTTTTCGCACCATAACAAGTTTGATAGGAAACTTCACCAGCTTCAGTTACATTAATAGTAACACTTGTTACACAAGTAGGTGTAAAACCTGTAGGTAAAGTATAATTCGTAGTAGCATCCGTTGTTTGAGATGTTGCATAATTAACCGTTATTGGTATTATTCCTGTTGGCACCTTACCTGTGAGGCCATTAATTACTTTTCCACCCATTGTCGTCCCTGTCCATCTGTAGTTGGGGTCTTGTGATAATGCAGGATTTACAAAAGTTATTAAATCACCAGGGTTATAATCACCCGATGTTAAAACTGTTAAAGTATTATCATAATGGAACCCTTGGTTTTGGTTTGTTGCAAAAGTTACTTTGATTTTATTCGTGTTATCAAAAAACTTGGACCTAAGATTATAAACGTTTATTCTTTCCCCTATTGGCAAATCAAAACTAAGCCCAAACATTTCAGTTTGACTATCTCCATTTGCTCTTCCAAGTCTTAGAGAACGAGTTGTATGATAAACTTTGGGGTTTTTAGCGTTTCCAGCCACACCTGATAACGCCTGACCGTTTGCATTTGCCACAGTATTCAAAATGCTATCATAATTTTCATCATTTTGATTTGTTATGTTTGTTATCTGTGGTCTTGTTGCTAAGTATCCTTCTATTGTTTGAACATATGAATCGGTTCCTGAAACTTGTGTTAGTTGCGATGGAACAGGAGGAACATCCTCCGTATTAGTTGTTACCGGTGTGATATTACCATTATTACACTGACAAGCTTGACAATCGGGATATTGTATCATCGCCAATTTGATAGGGTCAAAATTGTAAGAAGTTAATTTTCCGAAGTTTTTAATCATTTGTTGAATCAGAAATGTATAAAACACTAATCTTAAAAAGATTGAACCTGCAGCAAGGAACATATTCCACGTAAATGGATTACCTGATGCCGCAACAATGAATGCATATGCTTCAACTCCAGTCTGAATGAGTGCCTTTGTTGCAAAACCAATCAGAATACCAATCACAACTACGGCAAAATTATTGTATAACCAAGCCACAAAGTGATAAAGAACTAATAATGGAATACCTATTATTTGTATCACCTGAAAAATAATTGCAAACAAGAAATATAGAAAATCGAAATTTCTAAACCCTTCATTTACAGGAAATTTGTTAACTGAGTCCGCACACTCATTACTATCGATTTCTTTAATTCCAACAAACTTTCCTCTACCGCCACTTTTATATTGGTCAATTAAAGCCGAGACTGTATATACTCTATTGAAACTGAATTGATAGAAAGTATCTTGACAATCAATCATTTCATCCAATTTCTTAGTTCGTTGAGTTGTTATAAAACCTTTTGTGTATCCCGACCAATCTAATCCAAAGTAATATGAACTTGCCAATCTATCATTTCCACCTGTAAGATTTGGGTCCGAGGCGTTGTTCGACCAACCATACTCTCTAACGTTTGGAACCAAATAATATGGTCGTCTCGTTTGCTCAGATAGTTCATTAGATTGTTGCCATTTAATTTTGAATCTATATTTTGCTTTAGTTGGAATACCAATGGTTGGGTCATTAGATAAAACTTTTTCCCCGAACTCATTGGTCACAATGTAATCTAAATTCATCGGTAGTTCTGTTAACCAAGAACCATTACCATCGATTATATTCCCACTTTGTTCTAGCCTATATTCTTCTAAAATTGGGTTCCCGTCAGAATCAATTTGTATTGTCTGTCTTATTGCTAATATCTGACCCGGTCCTGCTTGTAGTTGGCATAAATTTCCGAAATTATCTCTTAGTTTTGCACTAAGTCCATCTATACCGCCCTTTATTCTTAATGTGTCAGGTGTAGAATAAATCGACCCTATGAAGACTGAGGTTGGTTGGATATCAACATTGGCATCATCTCTTAAATCAAAATCCAATCTGTTGATAGCTATTTGACATATTGAAGGTTCACCCCAAAGAGGTGAAATTTCAATCTGTTTGTTTATTGAAATAATTTGTGGTAATGAGTTTAAGTCTGTTGAGGTTCTGAAAGTATCTCCAGCAACCTGAGCATCAGTTGCTAAACCCATCCTAATCAAATCTTGAGGTGTCAAAGAGAATTCACCTATATCAGATAAATCCACGTCCATCAAGATATTTTGAATACCAAGTGGAACACCCATAATCATGTAGTCACCACTCTCGTTTGTCTTTGCTGTAAACTTGTAATATTTGTCGTATATGTCCACAACTGTTGTAGCAGTCAACGCATCAATTCTTGATGGTAATGTTCCTGTGGCAGCATGTTTTGAATATGATTTCTCATATGGAAGTAGGTTATATCTATAACCATCTTCATTTCTATCATCAACTGACCTATATGGATAAATTGATGTTATAATTGGATTTGATTGGTCAACAACATCGATAGGGATAAAAACAGCAACTCGGGCATTAGGAACACCTAATCCATTATTGGCTGTAACTCTACCTACAAGAACACCATAATCAGAGCAAGCTCTAACGTATATGTCTTCTTGTTGAAGTTTGAGAGATAAAATCTCAAGAAATTCGAACTCTTGGTCTATTTGAACGTTTATCGTCTTGTTAACACCGAGTTCGGTCCTAATCCTATACGATTGACCCATTAAGATGTTTAGTTATAAATAGTTAATGTGAATTTTTTTGGGAACACACATTAGAATTATAACTCAATAATGAAATAAATAAACCTGTTAAGATAATGTTACTGTTTGGAAATTCTTAACTGATACTCGGATATCTTTGTTAGGGTATCTTATTTGATAAACCTGATTTGGTTGTGCAAAAATTGTATCGTCAACAGGACCAATTGCCTTTGTTTCGGGGTTAGAATATACCATTGATGTTTCAGCAGATGAATATTGTCCTCCAACCTCATTGAACACGTCAACACTTGTAACTGTCAATACTCCATTTGAGTTTTGTATTATACTCTTCAATTCTGATAGATATACGTTCTGACCAAGTTGTCTTGTCTGTGGGTTAAAGTATGCAGAAACTTTATCAATAACATCAGAAATAACCTGTCCTGAGTTTTGTGCTGAGTCTAATACGATTGAAACATCAACACTTAAATCAATAACTTCAGCACTCAAGATTGAAATGTAGTCGTTCATCATTCTGTAATTAGAAAGATAGTTTGCAATATTTTGTCTTAAGGTATTTGATACGATACTTGTTAACTTTCCTGATGTGTCATATGATAATATTTGAATCAAAATTTTATTATCATTTTCAGTTATGGATACCTTAGCAGGTGCACCATATTGTGATGGCATGTTTCTCAATATTGACTCATAGTCTTGAACTGTCACCGCTCTTTTTTGTGCTGCGAAGTTAAACGAGACATAGTTTCTAATTTCTTCCAAAGAAGGAATACCAGCACCACCAATAGCGGCAGTAACGTTATTACATCTTAAAGAGTTTACAACTGCAGAGTTTGTATTCTCTGAAGGACCATTAACAAAGAAAGTAACTGTTCCCACTTGGTTGATAATGTTAGTTCCTAAGTTAGTTGCTAATCCTCCACCAACTCTATATTGAACGAACAGTGTTGAGTTAGGTGTAAGAGCAGAACCTAATGAAAGATTATTTGAATATTTTTGTAAATCCAACGTTGCACCAATTGTTGTGAATTGGTCTAAAGCATCTTGTGCTGTGTTTGTTCCACCACCAAAAGTCATTTTCTTAAAACCTTCAGGGGTAAACTCTGTGATGAATCTATTTTGTGTTTGAATATATCTTCCAACTTTAATACCCGGTTGGTCTGATACCTTTGTTGGGTCTTCAACAAAGACTCTATCTTCGGCCAAAGCATCAACTTCATACCATCTGTTCTCTAAACCTAAGAATTCTGCGGTTGTTGGAACGTTAGTATATTGTGTTCCGTTTTTCAACAATACACTTGTAATACCCAATACGTTCTTTTCAGGTAAGAATAATTCAAAGAAAGGTTTAACATCGTTTGGTGTAATAACTCTTTTGAATACTTTTGTAATACCATTAACAACCACTTCTCTTTTTGTTATTGTGTAGTTGATAAGAACTCCGTTGGCATTGAAATTTGGTATTTTGAGTCTGTTAGGGAATCCCTCTGAGTTGTATGGTGATGCAAAATCTATATCGTTCACATTTTCGAAAACAATACCAGCACCAACTACTTGAGACCCTCTGATTAATGTTCCCAAATATCTTTCATCTTCTTTATCTCCAAACGCAGGAACTGTAACTGAAAAATCTACTAAAGCAACCGATGGTCTTTGACCCGGGATTTTCAATCCATAAGTTCTGGCAATGTTATAGATTGATGATTTTTGTTGTGCATATTGAAGAACAGTCTCTTGGATACTTCTATCAATCTGATAGTTAAGGTTATCCGCAATCGCAGCATTCAAATCAATGAAAACCGAAAATACCGATGCATCGTTAAAATCCTGAATTAACTCAGGATAATACGTTCTTACGTAGTTGAGAAGTTCGGTTCTAACTGCCTGATAATCTCTTGTTGTGTATGATATTTTACGGTTTGCCATCTATCTTAAATATTGATAATTATAAAATCACTCTCACTAAATGTTTGTGAATTTGTTGCATAATCTATTTTGATTTTTGCAGTGTAATCTGCGGTTCCCTTACCAGGTAATCTATAAATGTCATACATTTTAGCATCACCAACTGTCACAGTATTTGTTTGAGTATCTGACTCATTTGCGGGGTCTGCAGGTTCTATGGTTATTTTATTAACTAATAGATTTGGCATGTATCTTTGGATAGAATCCCTAATGTCAGCTTCGATAGCACTAAATGTTAGTCCATCGAAAGGTTCGAACACAAATTCATAAAGTCTTGTTCCAAAATCAGGAAGATAATATCTCGAACCTTTTCTTGTTAACAATAGATGAACTAAATCCGCTCTAACCTCTTGTCTTTGAAACTCGGTTAGTTGTAAATAATCACCTCGTGTTGAATCCTGAAATGGGAAATTTATACCATATGTAACTCCATCTGCCATATGAGATAAATATACTTGGATTATTTTTTTCTTAAATAGATATTTCCTTTTTGAGCCTTAGGTTCAAACGGACAATGCCTGCACCCATTCCCACAACAATATCCTCTCTCTACATGATATTCCTCAGTGAATACAGTTCTACCATTTTCTTGATAAAAATGAGAAGGGAGAAGTTTTGGCTTCTCCCTTTTTATATTTTGTGATTCCATTTTATACTAATGTAATTTCACATGCTCCTCCAGCACAAGCTGCTTCACCCCTCAAATCAGTATCATCATCCATTTCAATAATTTTGGATAAATCAACATCTTTAAGTGTTTCCATTAATTCCTCATACTTTTCTTTGGTGCAGTCTTCAAATGGTGCTTGAATATACGTTCCTCCGTCATAAGGAAGAACTGATAATCCATTATACGCTTCTTTATTATCCCACATCCACTCACCAACTGCCGGCCACTCATGTTCTCTAATTGAGATGGT